TCATGTCAACACTTCCATCTCCTTAATGCTAATGCTTTTCTAGTAGGTCTGCCTTTACTATCTTTCATTGGACCTTTTACTCCTTTCATTCTCGCACAAAAACTCTTTCTTCTCGCTGCTCTTTTTCCTGTAGGATTACTTTCTGTTACTGGTGCTTTTAAATTACTACCTGTAGCTCTGTTATATTTTGCTCGTCCTTTAGCAGTCAGCCCTCCTTTCTTGGACTTTTCTCCTCTTCCGATGCTTAAACTGACTCCTTTTTTGCGTGGCATTATTTTCCTTTCTTTTTCATTGCTATTTTATGTGCTTCTGTAAATGTTTTACCATTTAACATCTCTCTTTTCATTACTGCCATGTGTTGTGCAGTATGAGTTCCCTTCTTCTTATGATTAGCTAAAGCAGTTTTTTGCCTAGCAGTAAGTTCTTTTTTCTTCATTTCTTTTTTCTCTTTTTCTTTTTAGCATTAAGTTTTTTAAGATCAGCAGCAGTGATCTTATCTCTAGGTGGAGCAACAGCAGCAAGCTTACGTTGCTTTGGAGAGTATGAGCCTTTAGGCATCAGACAGCACTGGTAATAGAGCCATTAGTGATAAAACTTACACTTACAGTTTCAATGTCACCTGTAGTAGCAGATAAACTTGTTCCTGTAACAATTCCATTAAAACTTACTTTTTTAGCACCAGAAGTATCTAAAAATAGTTCAAATTGTGCATCACCAGCATCTTCTACTGTTAAAACATCTGCTAATAAGGATTGAGTGTCACCTGTAGCAGCAGTATATAAGAAATCTACTGAGCCAGAACCAGATATAAGACCACCAACTTGTGCTCTTGAAGTTGCTCCTTGTGCTGTGACATCTAAAGTGTCTTTTGTAATATCAAGAGTCCAACCTGTTGTAGCTACGATTGTTGATGTAGTTCCAGTTCCGCTTTTAAATTTTACAGAACCTTCTTCTCCACGGAAAACTGCCATGATTCTAAGAAAAAAGAGTATTTAAGATTAGTTTAACTTGTTGTTGACTTTTTTACAGTATCTTTACCGTTATTTCTCATATATTGTTCACATCTGGGATCCCAAAGTGCAGGATTACGCTTTCCTTTGACTGCTTCAATAGCATCGAGCATTTCATCTGTGATTTTTGTCATTTTTTCTTTGATTTTGTTGTTTTTTTAGTAGATTTTTTCTTTTTGCCCTTACGGACAGTAGAAATGTAACCTTCACATCTACTCATAGCAGCAGATTTTCCCATAATCAACTCCTTTTCTTAGCTTTTTTACGTCTATGTTGATATGTTATCTTCTTGCTGCCTGTTTTTTCACGTTTGAAACGTGCTCTTTCGGCACTTGACATTTCAGAGGCAGTCTTAGGTGTCTTACTTGAGACACGTTTACTTGGTCTACAGGCAGGGTAGCCCCGTTTTTCGCCTTTAGAGCGTCCACAAGGTTTGCCAGTTTTGACATCTACCCATTTTTCTTTGAACCAACGGGTTAGACCGCCACTACTTCTTGCCACGTTTCTTTGCCTCGGTGCGATATGTACCGCCACGCTTTTTGTACTCTCGTACCAGCCAAGCGTTTGCGTAAGCAGAAGGGTACACTTTGAATTTACGTTTGGCTTCTGCTTTTACCCTAGAGTATAACGCTTTATTGACAGGTACATTCGCCACGCTTCTTGCCTCCTTTTTTCTTCTTTTTCTTTTTCTTGGTTGTGGACATTCCGTAGGCCATAAGCAAAAAGAGTAACTTAGTATATTCTAAACGCAGTCTGCCCTAATGTCTCTGGTTTCGCCAAGTTAAATTGTTGCAGACAAAGATAACCAAAAGCATCAAAAGCGTGATCCACTCCCAAGTTTTTATTAGGCATACCTGTATTTGGAGCGTAAGTTAACGTCCTTAATGCTTTTATTAATTCTTTACATCGAGGATGTATAAATGTTCTCCTTTCACCATTCGCATCATACAAAGCTGTATTAACAGCCGTAATTTTATCTCTAATTTTCCAGGGGGATCTAGGACTCATAACTGTAAATCCATTTCTTCTTAAAATTGTATGGTCAGTTACACCAACACCACTTGTCTTTCTTGCACTACCAGTAGGATCAGGACACGCAATGACCCTTCGATCTACCCCATATCGTCTTACAACCTCCTCTGCAAAATCCCAAGTTGTTGCCCCACCCGTCAACATGATCTCATCAAAGACATAAAGACAGTCATTATGTTTTACAGCACAAATTCCTGCCATCGGATCTACGTTGAAGTCTAAACCAATTAACAAAGGCATTAAATGTAAGTCAACAGACTCACTGGAAATATTCTCATCAGCAAAGCTAACAGCAACCAACCCAGTAAGATTTTCAAAACTTGCTTCAAATTCTTGCCTAAAAGTCCTTCCATCTAATTGACCCCTAGCAGCTTCAACTTCTTCTTCTGCAACATTACCCCCCTCTATTGTTGTAAAACTCCATCTTTGCCAATCATCTCTATCGGTTTCACCACAAAAACACCACATATCATAAAACCAACTGGCAGTTCCATCAGGTGTGCTAATAAATAAAGCCCATCCCTGCTTATCCGCTAAAGCTGGTCTAATAACTTCAGCCCATACATCTCTATCCATAAAAGCAGCTTCATCTAAAACTACACCTGATAAACTTCTACCTCTTAAAGCCATCGCATTTTCTGTTCCTTTCAATTCAATAGTTGATCCATTTATTAATTCTATTCTCAAATCGGTCTCATTTTTAGATTGCACCCAGATCTTAGGCACTAACCTCTTCAATTCTTTCCATGCAATATCTTTCGCCATTCGATAGGTCGGAGCACAGTAAAAATATGTCTCCCCTGGTCGATTTATCGCTCCACGGAGTAGTTCTATGCAGGAAAGGTAAGATTTTCCAAACCTTCGCCCAGCTACAAGTACTCGAAATCTTTTATTACTGTTGAAAACTTCGCCCTGGGCATATCTTAAATTTATTTCTGGTGCGGTTTTTACAGCCATATACTAAAAAATAACAAATTTTTCAACCAATACCCCCTATTTATAGCCTAAATTGACTTTTCTAGGTTATCATTCAATTATTAACCTTATTCTGATTGAGTCCGTGGCTGAATCATGCTTATCTGGTTTCGTTCCAGAAGATTTTAAAGAACAGCAAGCAAAACAAAAAAGAAGAGCTAAGTTTGCTCCAAATACTCAAGAGCATATACAAGCAAGAGCTCAAAGATTGTACTCCCGTCAGTTAGATGGAAAGACAACAAGACAACTTGTTCTTGAGCACGCAAGAATTGAAGGTATCGGAGAAACTTCTGCTTGGAATGATTGGAATAAAGTAAAGAAATGGAATAACGAAGATTGGGATAAAGATAGAGAAAATATGCTTCCCAGGCTTCAAGCAATGAGAGTTAGATTATTTAACAAAGCTATATCAAAAGGACAATTACAAACAGCAGCACAAATACTCGATTCATTAGGCAAAGTTATCGGAGAGTCTGTAGAGACAGTCAATATTCAAGCACCTGAACTATCTATTAAAGTAGAACAAAAACAATAGTAACTCTGTATCAGTAACGAAGATTACGAGAATATATTTAAGTTCCTCGACATAGCATATAGCACGTAACATTTGCTACACTACCCCCTAGCATATGTGTTATGCTGATGTCATAATTAATCATTTAATATGTCACTTGTGACATCACTGTATGTATCATCTTTGTTGCAGTCCTGATGTCATACTGCTATAATTAATACATAAGCAACAAACTGCTAACTCCTACGATATAGCAAAAAAGAGTTCAGCACGGAAATACAAACTGATTTTCTCAGCAGAGTTTTACAGATAAAAAAACATCGCAAAAGATTCTTTTATCTATTAGCTGTTGCACTCATGCTGAACCAGAGAGACATCAGGAGCTTAGATCTTATGACTAGCTTTCTTTCTCTCCTCAACCGCACTCAGAAGCCCTACAACAGCTAACAGATAAAAGATCACTATCCTTTTATCTGTTTCACTTATCCAAAAATTTTTGACATGACTTATGCAGTTATGACCTACAAGGGAGCTTTTGACGGCTGGCAAGATGCAAGCGAAAACAATATTCGCAAGCATCAAAAGGACGCTCTGGACTATTGCGAACTACTCGAAAAAGTAAGACCGCAGTATATCCACAAAGTACAAGTTTTATCTGAGCCTAGTTTGCCGATGTTTTCATCTCTGAGAATTGGCGAACCAAAAAACGAAGTTTACACACTTCCGAAAGGCCAGTATTTGACAGTGAGAAAGAGAAACTTTTTCCAGCGTATCGTTAGGAGATTATTTTTCTAATGACTGAAGAAGAAAACCTCTACTACTTCGGAAGATGGGAGGAGCTAGAAAAGCTTTTCCCTGATCCCTTTTATTACGACTTTGATTATCAGGAGGTCACTAAAAATGAAAACTAAATTAATTTTATTTTCTTCTATTTTTGCGTTAATAATTTATTCAGGCTTTGGAATTTACCAGAGCTTGAACGCATTAACAAACAATTATTATCAAACTTTATCGGAGCTTACTAATGAGCTATAACGGATGGACTAATTATGAGACTTGGAACGTGGCTTTGTACATGGACAACGATGAACAAAGCTATGCACTAGCAAAAACTTGTAAAAATTATAAAGAATATCAATTCTTTAATCTTACTTATCCTAGAAATACTACTCCAGATGGAGTTAGTTTATTCGATCCAAAGCTTGACCATAAAGAGCTAGACGAGAAAATTCGAGAATATCACGAGGGGTAAAAACAACCCCTCCTTTTTTATCAAAAATTCCTTAAAAGTTTTGAAGATTTTAAAACTTTTAAAGAGTTTTTATAAACTCTATTTTCATTTATTTTAAAAAATTATGAATGATTCAAAAATCAAAAGAATGAGAGTTTTTAAACTTACTGACTCTCAACTTGAAATAATGCTTCAATCTATAAGAATAACCAAAAGAACTTCTTATGAAAGATTAAAGGCTGAAGGTCGAAAAGATTTTGACTTAATGTTTGAAGAAGTCGTTACTCCTTATGATGGAATAAAACTTGCAGGAGTTAATTAATGACTTTAAATGTATTATTAATTGCTGATCCTTACGGAGCTTGTGGACATATCGCAAGCACTAAGGATAAAAAATCTTTAATAGATTTCGTAGAAGATCGAGGTTATGAAGCTGTAGAGTTTCAAAACGAAGACTACGACCCAAAAGAAGATACAGTATCAAGTCTCTCTGAGGAGTGCGGATATTTTACTGTGAAAGATTTACCCGATGTAAGCGAGGATCTATGAAAGAAAGAAAAGCAACCGACCCTGAAATGATTAAAGCAGGGGAGGACTTGAATCGAATGTCTAATTTATCAAATAGAGTCATATCAAATGATGAGGATTTATTTGAAGAATTAGGAACGATCCAAAGAAAATTATGTGATGTGTCTGCCATTAAAGCGGATTTTTTACAGAGATATGAGGATATTATTGAAGAGCAATATAATTTGGAAACAAAATTAGCAGTGATGCAAAATGAAATGCTCCATTCGTTTGAGTTGGTTAAAAGATATTATCAAACTAAAAAAAAAGGTTTAAATAATTATGAAAAATAAACAAATAAAAATAACAGTAGACGAAAACCTTTACAAGTTACTTTGTCAAAAATGTATTCAAGAGTTTGGAGAATTAAATTTAAGTTTATTCACCAGAGCTTTATATCATAAACACATCTCTGATGATATGTTTAAAATGGAAACTTTACGATCTAAAGGTTTGACTTATGGAGAGATTGGAGAAATCTTTGGAGTAAGCAGACAAGCAGTTTACCAAAAATTCCAGAAAAAAGAGA